TAAATGGTTGGCTGATTACACGAATATGGAATCAGCTTTTACGAACGATACGTGGAACGCTAACCCCAGCGGGTTATGCAAAGCACACTGCGTAGTGCTGGAGTGTCCGCACAACGGGAGAGGGTAATGAAAGAATCATATTTAGTTGTAGATACAGAAACTGGGTTGGTAGATGGGTACTGGACACATAAAATCGATGCTCTGGAAAGTGCTTTACGTTACCAAACGAAAGTAGGACACCCTATGACGGTTGAGGCGGTAACTGAGCGCCCGTACCTAGAAAACCACCAAATGATTAAGTACCACTTACCACAGGAAAATTAAATGCCTTACAGAAACAAGTCAGACAGAAAGAAACAAGTTAACAAACCGGTCGATAGCCCTGAGTTCCAGCGTCGTATGGAGCGGCAACGTGCCCGACGTGAAATGGACAAAAAAGGCAAAGACGAGAACAACAACGGCAAAGCGGACAAGCGAGAAGGCAAGGACGTTAGCCATAACAGACCACTGGCAAGAGGTGGTAGCAACAAAGACGGTGTGAAGGTAGAGAGTTCAAGTAAGAACCGTAGCCGTAACCTGAAGAAGGCACCCGTTTCGAGGCAGAAGAAACCTACCAGACGCTGAACCTGATGCGTCTTTAAACCACGTACGAAGCACCCTCCAGTTGCCGAGTACAAAAATCAGGCTAGTCCAAGGGTGCTAATAACCTTCATAACAGACCTAGCCCTATCTGTGGACGAAGCAGGGCTTTTAGGAGCAGGAAAAGTGGAAATTATAAATAACAAGGCGTTGCTTTTGCGACTGCGTAATCCGCACAAAGTAACAACAGTCATACCCAAAAGCAAACAGCTAACCGATAACGAAGTAGTGGTTAACTGGGGTATTGACGAAGCACAAGTTTTAAAAAACTTAAATATAAAAGTACCCTCACCCATCGAGGGTAAATACCAGTGGACAGGAAAACACGCGCCATTTGAACACCAAAAAATCACGGCATCCTTTCTTACCCTGAACAAGCGAGCTTTTTGTTTCAACGAACAAGGTACCGGCAAAACCGCCAGCGCGATATGGGCAGCGGACTACCTAATGAATATCGGGTATATAAAACGTGCCCTTGTTATCTGCCCGTTATCCATCATGGATTCAGCATGGAAAGCAGACCTGTTTACTTTCGCTATGCACCGCACGGTGGATGTAGCTTATGGCCCACCAGCAAAACGCAAAGGCATAATCAACAACAATGCTGATTTCGTGATAATAAATTATGACGGTGTAGAGATTGTGTCAGACGCTATAGCAAACGGTGGGTTTGACCTGATTATTGTGGATGAAGCTACTCATTATAAAAACGCGCAAACCAAACGATGGAAAACTTTGCACGCGTTACTTACGCCAAACAAGTGGTTGTGGTTGATGACCGGTACTCCAGCAGCTCAAAGTCCCCTCGATGCTTATGGTATAGCCAAACTTGTTAACCCGTCAGCGGTACCTAGGTTCTTTGGTTCTTTCCGTGATCGTGTGATGAACAAAATAACCAATTTTCGTTGGATACCTAAAGATGACGCAACCGATACGGTGTACAGGGTTCTACAACCCGCCATCCGGTTTACCAAAGAAGAGTGTTTAGACCTGCCTCCTATGGTGTATGCCAAACGTGAAGTAGAGATGACCCGCCAGCAGATCAAATACTACAAGATGTTGAAAGATCGTATGGTTATGGATGCCGCAGGAGAGCAGGTCACTGCCGCCAATGCAGCGGTTAACATGAATAAGTTACTACAAATATCTTGTGGTGCTGTCTATACCGACAAGGGTGAGTCACTAGAGTTTGATATCAAACATCGGTACAAAGTTCTGCGGGAAGTTATCGATGAGTCCAGCAAAAAGATCCTAGTCTTTGTACCTTTCAAGCATGTTATAGATATGTTGGTAGAGAAGTTGGGGGCTGATGGCATAACAACAGACATAATTAGGGGTGACGTTCCAGCTTCTAAGCGCACGGAAATATTCAAACGCTTTCAGACTACCGATAACCCGAAAGTTTTGGTTATCCAACCCCAAGCAGCAGCCCACGGTGTCACTCTAACAGCGGCTAACACCGTTGTTTGGTGGGGGCCAACCAGCTCATTAGAAACCTATGCTCAAGCCAATGCACGGGTGCACAGATCGGGACAAGACCATAAGTGTACCGTAGTTCAACTGCAAGGATCTGCCATAGAAAAACATGTATATAGAATGCTTGACAACAAAATCAATATACATACAAAAATCATCGATCTTTATAACGAAATCCTTGCGTAATTAATCCAAGTACATTATATTGGACAGTTCGATAAGTGAAGGAGATCGAAATGGCTGAAAGTAGTACCCTATCTTTAGAGAAGCTAACTAAAGTCTACCTAAAGATAACTGAAAAACGCACTGAACTGAAGAAAGCGTTTGACGAAGAATACGGTACTCTCACAGATGAGCGCGACAGGATAAAACGAGCATTGCTTGACCACTGCAAAGAACATGGCGTTGACAGCGTGAAGACTTCAGAAGGTTTGTTTTACCGGTCAATTAAACAATCCTATTGGACAAGCGATTGGGAATCCATGTACGAGTTTATCCTTGAGAATGAGGTACCAGAGTTCTTCGACAAACGACTTAATCAAAAGAACGTGCGTCAGTACCTAGAAGAAAACCCCGATAAGTTACCGAAAGGTCTTAACTCGGATTCAACATACACTATCTCTGTCAGGAGACCGAAAAAATGAGTAGCCCTTTTGTCCCGATTTCAGATGTTGCAGAACATTTTAAAGTGAATCAAGCCACAGTGCGTGGTTGGCTGAAAGCTGGAATCATTCCTAAAAACACTTACATACATATCGGTTCGACATACCGATTCAACCTAGCAGCTATCACCGAAGCGTTAACTACACCCGAAGGGGAAGATGTTACCTCTGCTACGTGGAGTGATGTAAGTGGTAACGAAGGAACTGTCCCACAATTAGAAACTGACGAAGACTATTGATGGGTGAAACAGTGAAAAGAATTAGTGTACGCAACCGCCGGTTCGAGGGTCTGCCAGAAACAGCAGAAGATTCTGTAAATGTCATCGTAGTTGGTATAGCCTATATGTCCCGTATTTATTACGCGGATGCTTATGACCCTAACAAGGTTGCTTTACCTACTTGTTGGTCTTCAGATACAGATACACCTGCTACCGATGTTCCAGCAGAACAAAGACAAGCGGGGCGTTGTTTAGATTGTGTCAACAATATTAAGGGGTCAGGGCAAGGGCAAAGCCGTGCATGTAAGTTTGTGCAGCGGTTAGCCGTAGTTATGGAGGATGATCTGGAAACAGTTTATCAGCTACAACTATCTTCGGCTTCTATATTTGGGGACGCAATTGGGGTCAATATGCCACTACAAGCCTATGCTAGGTATCTAGAGGCACAAAATACCCCAATAGTCGCTGTGATAACGAAGGTCTTTTTTGACCCTAGTAGCGACAGACCAAAACTCTTCTTCAGACCTATGCGTCCGTTAGAAGAGCAGGAGTACGAAGCCGTACAGATAATGATGAAGCACCCAGATACTACGAAAGCTATTACTTTAAACGTAGTGCCAGTGGAGGACGGTGGTGCATCCCCATTTGATGAGGTAGACGGTTTTATTTTTAATGGATGAATGTTTGGAGAAACATATATGAACTATAAGATTGCAAATGTAGAGGCGCTGTACCCACGTATTAACAAGACGTACAAGTTCGACAGCGGTGAAAACCGTAGCGTACCGTGCGACCCATTGGACGATGGAGCAGCATACGAAATGTCTTTCAAGATGAATGAAACTCAAGCTAAGGCGCTCATGACTGCGATGGCTTCAGTGTACAAGGAGAAACGTGACGCGAAGTGGCCTGAGAAGTTCCCAGTGCCTTTTACGAAAGACGATGAGGGTATGTATATCGGTAAGGCGAAACTCAAAGGGGCATACGGTAAAGACGTTACCAACAAACCTAAGCAGTACGATGCGAAGAACAAAGAGTTAGCCGAAGATTTTCAACTAACATCTGGGAGTACGGTTAACCTTGCGGTTGTGCTTGTACCCTACAGTATGGCAAGTGCTGGTGTGTCATTACGTCTACGCGCCGTGCAGGTTACAAAGTATGTACCTGTTCAGGTAGCTTCTCCCTTTGACTCAGTTGATGGGTTTAGTGCCGATGACGCTGAAGGGGATGATGACAGCCCATTCTTTGAGGTCGAAACCGAAAGCAGTTCGGAGGTGGATAACGTTATCGAGTTACCCATTGAAGAACCAAAGAAGAAAGCAGCAAAAGTAAAGTCTGCTGCCCCGAAAGAGAAAGCAGATCTGAGTGACCTTGTTGATGCTTGGGACGACTAGTCTCAATTAATTTGGGCTTTAACAAGAAGAAGCCCATTCATTCAACAACATCCACGGCTAGATTAGTCGAAGAGGGCGTAACAATGCCCCTGCCGTGGTGTCTTTCGGATCTATCTTATGGAAACAGCAATATTTTTAAAGGAGGCGCTACCAGAGAGTGGGTCGTATTGTGTTTTTGCATCTAACACGTCTGCGGATAGGAGGAGTCAGAAATTTTTTGAGTCCGTGGATGATTTAATTGATGCAGCGCAAGACTTTGATACGAAGGGTTACGATGTTTATTTTGCGTTGGCTAGTTTTAAGGAGGCTAATTCTCGTAAGGTAGATAACGTTCAACATCTAAAATCATTTTTTCTTGATCTAGATTGTGGCCCATCGAAAGATTTTGTATCGCAGACAGAAGCGATTTCTCAGCTAAAAGCGTTTTGTAAACAGTTCAAATTACCACGCCCTTTGATGGTTAACTCAGGTCGAGGTATCCACGTATACTGGGTGCTGTCAGAAGCAGTACCTACCGATGACTGGTTGCCAGTAGCACTTAAGCTCAAGCAACTATGTGCAGATAACAACTTTCTCGCTGACCCCGCAGTCACAGCGGATGCAGCACGGGTATTACGTGTACCCACAACCCATAACTACAAGCCCGAAGTTCCAGCAGAAGTAGACTTCGTAGGTACGCACTTACCCACCCTTGTTGACTTCGATATATTTTCGAGGTTGCTCGGAAACGATCCGATACCAGTTCCCACAAAGAAACTTGATGGGGCTAACGCGGTGATGAACGCAGCGTTATCGAACCGCGAGTACCGGTTCAAGGATATCCTACGCAAGACTAGTCAGGGGGAAGGGTGTGCACATATAGCCAGTGCGTACATTAACCCTAATGGAGTGTCGGAACCTATATGGCGAGGTGTGTTGTCGGTATTGAAAGCATGTAGTGATGGGACAAGAGAGAAAGCGCACAAGTTATCGGAGCGGTACGATGGGTATGATCCTGATGAAACCGATGCGAAATGGGATAACTTAACGTCTGACAAACGTTACACATGTGCCAGATTTGAGGAGATTTTACCAGAAACGTGTTTACAGTGTCCCAATAGAGGCAAATACAGGTCACCTTTGCATATCGGTAAGCGTATTAAGGAAGCTACAGAAGAGGAAAATACGGTCGAAGCACCTGCTTTAGACCTACCTAATGCCCCGATCAATACCTATGTTATACCCAAGTATCCGTTCCCATATATTAGAGGTACGAACGGGGGAGTTTACATACGGTCACAAGATTCGGAAGGAAACGAAAACGAAGAACGGATTTACCACAACGATATCTACATTGTTAAGCGCATCGTAGATTTAGAGTTAGGTGAATCTGTAGTGGTACGTCTACATCTACCGAAAGACGGTGTACGGGAGTTCACTCTGCCTTTAACGGCAGTTACATCTAGGGAAGAACTTAGAAAGAACATGTCCATGCACGGGGTAGCTGTTTCGAGAGTGGAAAAATTGATGGAATACATCACAACTTGGGTAAATGAACTACAGGAGAAGGAAGTGGCAGATAAAGCATATAGGCAATTTGGTTGGATAGACGATGAGGCAACAGGGTTTGTACTGGGTAACCAGATGATCTTGAAAGATGAGGTGGTGTTTAACCCGCCTTCTAAAGCCACTGCGGGTATGTTCCCAGCATTTGAGCCGAAAGGCACGCTCGATGAGTGGCGGCAGATAATCGATTTTTATAATAAACCGGGATTTGAACTACACCAGTTCGCAACTTGCGCTGGGTTCGGTTCTATCCTCATGCAATTCATCGATGACATAGCGTGTGCAGCGTTACATCTTTACAGTAAGGAGTCAGGGCTAGGCAAGACGACTGCTATGAAAGCTGCTGCATCGATATGGGGTGATCCAGCAGAGTTAGTTATCAATGAGCAGGATACACACAACACCAAGATGAATCGGTCTGAGGTACTGCACAACCTACCTTTGTTGATTGACGAGTTGACTAATGCTGAGAGTAAAGCGTTAAGCACGTTAGCCCTACAGTTCACCACTGGTAAGCAGAGGGGGCGGTTGGTTAGTGGAGGTAATTCAGAACGGTTACGTGGTGAGTCTTGGAGTCTTCTGGCATTGACCACAGGTAACACCAGTATCATAGAACGTATTCGTATGAAGAAAGACAATCCGAATGCCGAAGCACAGCGCATACTAGAAGTACGTGTCGAAAAGATGTTTACAGGTTCTAGCAGTAAAAAAGAAACAGATGAGTTCAGTCGCGCATTAGGTAAGTGTTACGGGCACGCGGGGCCAGTCGTCGCGCAATACGTCATGAACAATCTTGATGAGGTCAAGCGGATAATACAAGAAGTGCAGATTCGAATTGACAGGAAGGCAGCGTTATCTTCAGAAAACCGATTCTGGTCGGTCTATGTAACGCTTACCCTGACAGGTGCGATCATTGCGGAAAAGCTAGATCTTATCCGGTTTGACATACCGGCGCTTACTGACTGGGCCGTTAGTATGTTGTTAGAGAACAAGGCCAAAGCGCAGGATATGGCTGTCTCTATTGAGCAGACACTCAATGAGTACGTTAACGAGCATATCGATAACATCTTGCGGATCAAGAGCACCAGTGACTTACGTAAGCAAGACGGTACCGCGATGGAGTCCATAATCTTGCCCGAGGCCGTACCCCGAAACAAGTTGGTGGCTAGGTATGAAACAGATATAAAGAAGTTATACCTAGTACCCAAGCCGTTGCGGTTGTGGTGTGGCGAACAGCAGATAAACTACGGGGCGTTCGTAAATGATCTTGTTGAAAAGCTAGGGGCTAAACGGATGAAAATGCGGTTAAGTAAAGGCACCCAGCTAAATATGCCCCCAACAGACGTGATTGTAGTTCAGTTTTCTGAGGGTGACGATGAAGAAGGGAGTACTGAGAACGTATGATCTATCGCCTGATGGCGTTCAGATTATCATTAACTGGGGGTGTATGGTTGTCGGTTCATCTATATTCGTACCGTGCATCAATACCCCCGAAACAATACGGCAAGCCAAAGCAATAACCGAGCAAAAAGGTTGGTCGATAGAAACTAGGGTTAGGGTAGAAGGTAACAGATTAGGGGTTCGTATCTGGAGGGTGTTGTGATATATTTAACCTGACAGTCCGTCCTCCTTCTCATATTCGTGCTGTCATCCTCCTGCTCTCTGAGCGCCCCCTCTTCGGAGGGGGTTTCCTAACTCCTACACTAAGGAGTTCCTGATGGAAGCAAACAAAACTGAACTACTACTCGCGTGGATGACACTTGTTAAACTGCGTGACAGTAACGTATTAGACGCTGGTGACGATCAGATTGTGTTGAGTACGCTGCAAATACTAGACAAAGAACAAAGCCAGATGGAAGATTAATCATCTAGCGTTATTGGGGTACTATCATCCAGATGCTGCTGTAAAGCTGTTCGGAACATAGGGCTTATTGCGATACCGTTGTGCATGGTGGCAGACGTGTTCATGTGTGACCGCATTGAGCGTCGTATGGAGTCCATAGTTATAGTAGCTCTTGGGAACTTTGCTCCAACTCGTTGGTTAAACTTCATGATTTCTTGTTGAAGTTCTGCCATACCTTCGTAATCTCCCATACGGATAGCAAGGTAGTATTGCTTGAGTAACTTACCTCGGTTAGTACGTAAAGTATTCTCTATACGCTTAACCCCTTGGTTCTCTTCCTGCCGCCTTGAATACTCAGCGGGGGCAAAGCCTATCACCTGCGCGACAAGTTGGCCGTTAGTAATATCGTCAAGAATAGGATCTTTACGTCGAGTCAAGGCACCTTCTTCCGTATAACGTACTGCCTTCATAGCATTACGCACGGCTCCGGGTACCATCGCTTCGATACCTCGTTGCATATCTCCGTCGATAAGCTCGCCCGTCCCTCGAATGAATGACTTACCAACGCTCCATGCGGGGCCACCTAAATAGTAAAATACTGTCTCTTCCGGTGAAGGGTTTCGGTTGTACCGGTTTACTTGGAATAACAAGTTAGTGAGCGCCACCCGCTGTGATACATCTACGTCAAGCAGTTCTGTTAGGGCACCCTTATACCAACCTTCTCCGATATGCTTACGTACGATGGTCTCTGCATCATCCTCACCCTCATCTAAGAACAAGTTAGCGATCATAGTGAATGCACCGAAGAGTGGTAACCCCTGTACCCCTGCAAAGAACAACGCTGAACCATGCACTGCAACCAACTGTTTAAATGCAGCTTTCCTAACCTCGGGATCGTTCTCACGGTTCAACATGGTCTTGGCTGATTTGAGCATCGTATAGTACATTTGGATGCCGTACGTCTTATACATCAGAGCAACTCGACCTACACTTTTTTGGGCAAACCGAGGAGCAGTTTCTAAGACTGAACCGCCGTTCAGTTGCTGCGCTTCGTACAACGAGTTTTGAGCAGCGAGTTCTCGCTTCTTAGCTGTAGATAACGCTTGTTCTGCTTTGGTAGCTCTTGCTGGATCGTTAAGTCGAGCCATTTCAAGTTTATACGCTGCAAGCATTGTCACTTGGCGGTTGTACTGCTCCACCTGATGGAACATAAATGCTGACCACCCACTTACTCTGTCGATAACACTCTTGTCTCGCCCAGAAGAATCTAGACCTAAGCTATCTGCAAACAGGGATCGGTTGAGCTGCCCACGTTCTGCTGCAAGTTGGACAAGCGGTAGGATCT